CCCGCGCTGCCCGGTCTGCCTGTTGGTTTGAAAAGGTAATGACCGACCGCATTTCACTATCAAGGGAATTCAGGGCTGCCGGTGACAGAATGTCCTGCGCGTTCATCGACCGTGTGCCGCCCTTCGTGTCGATAGGGTTGGCACGGCCACGCGCAATCGCTGCGCCAAATGTTGGGTCAAGGCTTCCGGCGGTCGTATCTGGACCCCACTCAGAAACAGTGCCGCCGCCCACATGGACACCCCAAGGATAATGACCAATCCCTGTGAAACCTGACGCCGCCGCATTCTCCAAGAACCGCGCGTACAATTCTGGATCATCGTCAGGCCGGATTGGTTTCCCGTCGCGCATCAGCACAATATCGCCAGCTTCGCCGTGATCGTGACGTGTGGACCCGGTGCGCTTACCGCCTGAACCAATTTCGTCCTGACCGCCAGAAACCACCATGACCGACAAGGTAGGATCAGTGGCCGCAACAGCCGTCGACAGCTTGTCACCAACATCACCAGAAATTGGCTTGTCGCGAACCTTGCCCAATGTCCCGTCGATAATGTCCACCGATGCGGGCAGAACACTCAGGTCAATTTTGAAATCGCCCGACGCAAAATCAATGTAAGCCTGTGATTTGTTTTCCTGCGCCTCAAACCACGACATCGCCGCCGTGGTGAACACCTGATCGCGGAACGCCCCGTTCGCCTTGGCCCGCTGTCTTGCCGTGTAGAGTGGGCGACCCGTGGTCGCGTCCGTGGCGCTGTAAACGCGCATAAGCTGTTCACCGATCATTCCAACTGACGCCGCTGCCGCCTGCGACCGGGCCGGGTTTTCAGAGAACAGATCAGCCGAATGTGCTTTGAGTTCCGCCGACAGTGCCACCTGATTTGCAATCAGTGCTGCGTCAGCCTGATCTTGAGACAGCCGGAAAGCATTGTCGCGGGCAGCTTCAACCGCCGGGACAGATCGCATTGTTTGGCGCTGCCGGTAGGTTGCCGCTGCGCCGGGGCTGATTTCCGAAATCTCTTTGGCCACCCCATCCCGGTATGACGCCAGCGCCACCTGTAATCCCGCCGGGTCATTCTCAAATTGGCGTGTAATTTCAGCCATTGCGGTGATTGAACGTGTTTCCAGCGTAGAAACAAAGGTTTCAATCCCGGCCTGATTGTAAGCGCGGTTCCGAATTGTTGTGTAATCTCTGGTTTCAAAGTTGCCGGTCGCACCATCGGTTGCGCCCTCAACTGAGGCTTCCGCTTTCGCTTGTTCGTCAAGTTCAGCCTCTATGCTGCCAGACGCCCGGAACAGGTCAAACGAGAAGTCTTGCAGTACCTTCCCCATGCCCGTTGAATATTGGATGCGCGGAACGGAAGAAGGTGACGAAACCGCCACCCTCTGTTGTGTTGTCTGCCTTTGAAGGCCGAAACGTGTTGATGTGTCTGGCACAATTAACCCCTTTTAAGACGTTTTTCCCACAACGATAAGCCGCCCTTGATAGCGCCAAAGACCCCCTTACCGACTGCCGCGCGACCCTCTTGCCGAAGCTGCCCCGCCTGTTGGCGTCGGCCAGCCGATCTGAACTTTGCGTTTTCTCGCGACATTGAAATATTTGCGTCGGCAATCTTTCCAGCTTCGTCTTGCGCGGCCTGTGTTGAGCCTTCACTGCCGATGCCAGATGCAAAACCAGCCACGGCGATTTTTGCCATGTCGCTGTTGAGCGCTTGCAGTGATGCCAGAACGTCCTGTTTGCCCTGAATTGTTTCCTGCGATGCCTTCAATTCTTCGTCTTCGGCCTGACTTTCCAACGCCCGACTTTCTTGAGCGCCGCCTATGATTGAGGTCAGCCCGCCAACAACTGTGATTGCTGTTGATATTCCTGACAGGATGCCGCTTGTTGCCGCCGCCCCTGCTGCTGCCGTTCCTGCTGTCGCCGCTGCCCCTGCTGCTGGTGCCCCCAAGGTCGTTAACATCGTTGCGAACATTGTTGCCATTGTTAAATTCCCACTCCAAAAGCCAGCGCCAAGACCGACCCTTTCAACGATTGATCACTCCCAATTACAACGGAACCTTCATAGTCCCAACCTAAAATGCTTCCGACCTTCTTGATCCCGGTGAATGGCGGAACCGCCTGATCCAGCAAAGATGCCCCGAACGACTGAAACGAAACGCGGTCGCCGTTTATCATCAGCGACGAAGTTTCCGACAGCCTTACCGTCACATCAACGACCCGACGCTTGCGCCCAAGTGCGGTCCCTTCTGGCAGTGCTATTTCAAGCGGCAGGGTTTTGGCTAGCCATATTAGATCCGGGTAATCTGCATCCGGTATTGCGAACTTCAAGCCCGCGACCCAATCCGTGACCGCCGATCTGGCAAAGGTCACAAGGCCCGCGCCGTTTGCCGTGATTGGCTGCTGAATAGCTCCGTCCAAAAGGTGTTCAACGCTTGTGTTTGGAAGATGCGCCACGGTTGCAGACGCGCCAGCGCCACCAGTAAGGGCGCAATCAACCGTTATGCTGTCGTCCATTTCCTCAATGTAAAGCACGGTGCTGCCGTCAACGACGCGAGACACCGCAAAATAGGCCGTGTCCAGAACAACCCCGACCGCCTTGTAGTCACCTTCGGTCTTCCAAAGGCTCATTGCGTTCACTTCCTGAGTTCGCAACGTGCAGAAAACCGTCATGGTCCCGTCGCTGTTCGGGAAGAATTCATAGTCTGCATCCGTCGTGGACGTTGATCGACGCAGCGCAAAGTCAACAGGGTCGCGCATTAGGTGTGGCGCGAGCAATGAAATATTGGTCGCCGTGTAAGCCTGTTCCGCATCAGCAAAGATAAATTCACGAAGTGCCGCACCACGCCTCTGAACAAAGTGGGTTGCCCCATCAACTTCCCAGACACGCAGCCCCGGCTTGCACCCTCGCGACGTAGAACGGCGCATGGCCACGTTACCTGGCGTCACTGCATCCCGATCTGAAACAGGGATATAAAACTCACCTGACCGTGAGAAAAACTGCAAGTGCCGACCAGCAAAACACGCGGTGATCGCTGGCACATCGCTGGTATCAGCCGGAACGGCAATGCCGTAATCGTCGCGGAACAATGTCGAGTTGAAATCAGCCGTATCACCTGCCCGTGAGGCCCATACCCAATGCGGCAAACTCGGTGTGCCGGCCACCCACAAGCGCCCCTGAAAGAACAGGCCACACCGGGGATAGCCTTGCGTTGCTGAAAACACGACTTCGCCGGGCCGCTGCCCCTTCGTGTTCATAATTATGTCGATTGACGGGACTTGCTCTGCCGATTTCACATTGTAGTAAATCGACCCCCAAGACCGCGAACCGTCGTCACCGGAGAACGTCACAGTGAACACGGTTGTGGTTGTTGTGCCGCCAGTGTTCGTCACGGTTATTCCGGTGTCTGACGTGTTTTTCATCGCCCGCAGCGCGTCCTGAATTCGGGAATTCATAGTGCCGACCGTATTTGAAAAGCTGATATTGTCGCTTTCTTCGTCTTCCAAGATCAGCGTGAATGTGTCGTGACCGGTCCAATCCCCTTGCGAACCAGGTGCTGGGAATTCCAATTCCTGAACCTCGTCAACGCCAACTTCGTCAGGCAGCGTGTAGACTGCGCCAAAGTCGTAGCGGGGCAGGTTGCGCAAAGCATACGCGCCCAAGGTCCACGACGCATGTGATCCGGCCCGCTTTAACTCTTGAATTGGGAACCCTTCGTGGAAGATCAGCAACGTGTCTTTTGATTGCGTCCAGTAGATGCCCGACGAAATCAAGTCGCCTTCCGCCGTTTCGGTCGCAACCAAATCGCCGCTTGCATATGGGGAAGCCAGTGTCGCAACGACAACGCCGTGCCGGAATATCGTGATCGTCAGATCGTGGAAGACAATCAGATAGGTCTGTTCGGTGTTGAACTGGAATTCGCACATTTTGACGTTCGACTGAACACCCGGCGAAACCTCTGGAACTTCCCATAGAAACCGCGTTCCGGGGCGTGACGACACCCGGCCTTGTGGGCTTACAATGGCGTTCCGAAGGCGTTCCGCGCCGTTGTAATAGTGCTTGAAGTCAGACCGGCCCAGCAACAGCGGGTCAATTTCACCGGCAACAAAATTCGTCTGCAAATGATAGTGTCGCGGCATAGATCACCAGCTAAATCGGGCATCCGCAAATGCCCCGTTTTCAATTCCAATATTGCCTGACTGCTGCGCGTCAATGGCCATAGCCTCGCCCATAGCGCCACCAGTGCCGTTGTCGCTTGGGTATCCGAACGCCTTCTGTTGCCAGTGATCAGACACGTTCTGTTGGTCTGTGACTGGGAACGCGATGTTGGCGCACAGTGCTGCAACGATCAGGTCAACATACCACGCGGGCCACTCAGCTTCGACAATCTCAGCCGGGTAATCAAGCACGACGGTTTCAGCGTTCGTGAACAGGCGGCGCTGGAACATTATGAACTCGTGGAACGGTGTCACGTCCGATGCTGATTGGAAAGCTGCCCGTGGTGTGCCACGCATATCACCGGGAAGGATAAACGAGTTCTTCCATGCTCCAATCGGGTCGACCGCATCCTTTGTTAGAACGGCCTTTTTCATCATAAACCGCCAAGGTGCTTTGGCAGCAATGCCGCGAATTAAGCCGGGATATGCCGTTGCGCAAATAAGATTTTCAGACAGTGCCGAAATCGGGCGTTCACCTAGTAAAACGAGTGACCGTGAACAAATTGAAACGTCGCTTTCAGCCATGACCTATCCCTTAAAAAATGGGCGGGTCAAAGGTTTCCCCTCAACACCGCCCGCCCCTAACAGCAAAAGGGGATTTATGCGAATGCGTCCAGCGCGGTCAGGGTGACAACACCCGATGCAACTGCAACCTTCGCTTCAAAGGTGGCGTCAGATGCGATGATCAGCAACACCTTCGTGTTTGTCAGTTCGTTCGCCGCTGAATTGAAGTATCCAGCGCCCTTGACTGTCGCCTTGGCATCCGCACCAGCATAGATGCCGCGAGCGCCGGTGCCCTTTGAACCCGATCCGGTCGGGTCTAGTTTGTTTTTCTCAAAAGCCATGTTCGTGATCCTGTGTTGTGGAAACCTAGCGGGCGACCTGCGCCGCCCGCCCGTTCGCGTTACGCTTCCGTCGTGGTGATGTCCACAATGCCTTCGGCGTCAATCGCTGTCGCGCCAGCAATGAAAATGCCGTTCGCGAGATATGACGTTTTGACCGGGACATAGTTGACTTCGGTGCGCATGTTCTGACCAACCGCCAAGCCTGTTGACGTCTTGTGGTAGGCGAAATTGGTCCGGTCGTTACCTGCCTTTGGCAAGCCGCCCTCTGCGCGTTCCTCAACTTCAATGAAGTCGAAACCCACCCAATGCGTGATTTCACCATTGACCAACGCTTTGATCACGTTCTTGTCAACGGTGTTTGCATCGCTGTCGCCAAGCAACTGTTCCAAGCCCTCAGATGAAATCACGAAAACGCGTTCACCCTTACCTGACGGAACACCCTTTTCGCTCAACAGGCGCTTTGCCCGGCGAATTTTTGCGGTGTTTAGGCCGGTTGCCGCGCCGCCAACGTTGGTGTCAACCACCAGCGTAGTTGCGGCTGCGTCGATTGCGTCCAGAATTAGCTGATCTTCACGCCGACCAATCGCGTTTGCGATGATCGTTGCCAGCTTGTCCTGCTCTTTGTAAGCGACTTTTTGCTGGTTGAAGATGCCAGTATATTCGGCT